GCACGGAATGCCTGTAGTTCTAACCTGTTGAATAAATTACTCATGTTTCTATTTATACTTATTTTTTACGTTTTTTAAAAGGTTTTAAAGGTTTTAACGGTTTAGTTGACTTGGGCATGATACCCATTGCAGTTAACTCCTTTTCCGTCCAGATCTCGAATCCCCACCCCCGATCCTTTGCATACTCTGCTGCGGCCTTCCATTTGTTCTGGTTCTTGACATAGGTAAATGATTCTGTTAACATACGTTTAGTACGTCTACCTTTCATCTTGGGTAGTTGGGTTTCTTTGAAAGGTTTTACTTCTATCAACTTGGTCTTACCGTTCTTATACACAATAACAAAATCCATAAAGTATCGGTGATATTTCCGATCTACTTCATATAGATAAGGTATGACGATCTCTTCAGATCCCCACTCGACAATGTTAGAGTCATTATCACAATGGCGCATAACATGTCTTTCCCACAGTGATCGATATACTATATTGGTCACGTCTCCCAGATACTTCTCTGGGTTTTTTGGTTTATATTTTCCAGAATACGCCATGCAATCCTTATAAATAGAATTAGTAGTTTTTAATAACTTTATTTAGTGGAAACCTTATGCCAGCAAAAAACGTACACCAATATCCCCTTCACAACGAAGGTGACTATAAAGGCAGAATCCGATTTACTCTGTTTGCGGAGTCTTATCTCAACACTGGTCTTTCAGATCTTTTGAGTGAAAGAAAAGACAAACTATCTGATCTAAAACAAAAACGAAATGACCTTGATGCAACACCAAATAACGAATTGTTGGATCAAGTAGAGAAGGGTACAACCACACCAGATGCATCATTAGATTTACAAATACAAGAAGTAACTGCTGAGATAAAATCATTTGAAGGTCTTGGGAATGTTCCAGAGGTAGGTGAAAAACCCAGACAGATCGTTGACACCGAAGTAATGTTATATTTGCCTCAAGGGTTGCAGTTTAGAGATAATGTTACATATGAGAATATGGACATTGGTGGGGTAGGAGCGGCTGTAAGTCAAGGCGCAAAACTCATGGCTTCTATGGCAGATGGTGTAGGTTCGTTTGTAGATGGATTAACTGGAAATAAACAAATGAGTGATGAACTGGCGAAACTTGCGACTGTAAGGGCAGCATCGGTTTTTGGTAGTTATAGTGATGAGATTACAGCGGGACTTAAACTACAAACTGGTGTTACTACTAATCCTAATCAACGATCGTTATTTAAACAAGTTAACATGCGTGAATTTCAGTTCAACTTTAAGATGGTCGCTAGATCTAAAAAGGAAGCTGACCAGATCAAAAAGATTGTTCAATTTTTCAGATCTGAGTTGTACCCCGAAGACATCCCAGTAACTATTGGTGGTCAAAAAATATCCTTGGGTTATAAGTTCCCAAACAAGTTTAACATCGAGTTCGAGTATGACGGTAAAACTATTGCACACAAAGTAAAACCGTGTTTCCTACGTTCGGTGGATACCACATATAATGCAAGTCAAATGGCATTTCACGAGGACGGCGAGTTCCTAGAAGTGGACATGAACCTTAACTTTACAGAAACAGTTACTCTATCCAAGAAAGATGTTCTTGACGTAGATGCTGATGGAGTAGGATTCTAATGAGTACAAATTTCTTTACAAACTTCGAGAAAATATATTACCAGTTTGGTAACGAGAGCAGTTATTCTCTAATGCAAAACCTGACTCAATATGTAGATCTTATTGATCATTTGAAAGCTCAAACAGCATTTTATGAAGATTACACCATTAAGTCAGGAGATAGACCAGACACGTTATCGTTACAGTTATACGGTGATCCAAAGTATTACTGGACATTCTTTTTATTGAACGATGACTTACGTGAATCTGGTTGGCCCTTAAAGAACGAAGAAGTTTTAAAAAGAACGAAAGAGTTTTATCCTCACCGTGTACTTACGATCAACAGTGATATTAGTTCGGCAGAAGGTGGGTACGACTTTAGAGTAGGTCGAAGAATTGAAGGCAATGACTCTGGTACACACGGTATAATCATCAAACGTAATCTAGATCTAGGTCAATTGATAGTAGACGTAAAAACCGATGCTAAATTACTTGACCCCCCAAGGGAGTTCGTACTAGATGTGAATAGTAACGGTGTGGCAGAAATTCAGTTAACCAATGAACAAGAAATTTTTGCTACTCCAGATCTCTGGAAATTAACTAAACAGGACTTGAGTGAAACCGACTCCGAACCACTCTTGATTGCTGGACATAGTATAGAACTTACAGAGTTAAACACTAGAGCAAAAATAACAAGTATACCTTTCCAACCCAATGACAATGTTCGTACCTTTGAATATAAACTAGTTCCTGTCATAAACTTAATTAATCCAGACGAAGGTAGATTCATTCCAGGCGAAGTTCTGAGAATGTTTGACCCAACGACAGGATTAGAAGTTCAAAAAAGAATTGCTTTAGATGATGACGGCGACGATAGTACATTAGACTATCAATCAGAAACCGCTCAGTATCTTGCCGTCCATCATTACGAGAACTCTGATGGAGAATTTGTAGACATTGATCCGTATAGTTCAACTCTTCCATCGGGATTGACAGCAGTTACCAATCTAGAAAGAGTTCAGAAAAGGAATGAAGAGTTAAAACAAATTAAAGTTTTAAAAGCAGATGTGATCCAGACAATAGTTAAAGACTTTTATAGTCTAATGAATCAAAAATGAGTGTACAGAACGACAATCAATCGCAATACAAAATTACTCAGGCGTATATAACGTCAGAGTCACTAGGTGGTGATGTCGATCCAGCTGCTAGAATAAACATAAACTCTAGTATTGTCGAATTGGTATTTTTTGAGAGTCTAGAAAAAGCATACATCTCTGGTCAGATTGCCATAACAGACGACCAAGGTTTTGTTGACGGTATTGGGTTTTCTGGAACTGAAAGATTGTTTATAGAGATGGCATCCGAAGATCCTTCTTTACAACCTATAATATCTAGAACATTTATTATGACTGGTATTGATCAGGCAATTAAATCAAATGATGCTGGTCATGCCAGCGTATATGTCTTTACAATCATTGATGAACATGCATTTTTAAATAGAACCAAAAAGATTAGTAGATCCTTAACAGACTCTCTTGAAAATGAGATAATGAAGTTGTGTGTTCAAGATCTCGGAAAGAAGATTGATACCTCCTATCTCTACCCTTCTATTCAAAACAATGTTAAAGTACTCATACCTTACCTACATCCACTTGAGGCATGTGAATGGTTGAGAGATCGTGCGACTACAGTAAATGGTTGTCCGTTGTTCTTGTATGCTTCTATTCATGATGATAATTTAAGATTGGGTAGTCTGGATAAAATGTTGGAACAAAACCCTTGGAACGAAAAATTTCCGTATTTGTATTCGCCATCAAACGTAAAAAGAACCGAGGATAAGTCTCCGTTACATCGCACAATGCAAGTAGAATCTATACGAACCGCTAAAATGCAGAATACATTGAAACAGTTAGTGTCTGGTGGTATTGGTGCGGTTTATAATAACACAAATTTAGGAACAGGTCAAGTTACTTCTCAACGTTTTGATGTTACTAAGGTTATTAAAAGATTATCCGACAATGAAATTATACCTAACACTAAAAATCAGAATGTGTATCCAGAAGACTTTAAAATCAATGATAAGTTTTTACATACTCAGGAAGCTAAGGTATTTCATCAGATCACATCTACTGGCACATATGGGACATGGAAGAGTTATCATGATGAGTTAAAGCCAGGAACATTTACTGTGAAGGTTGGTAACTACGCTATTCGTAATATGTTATATAAAAATATGTTCGATGTTACTGTGCCTGGAGCAGGATTTATGATTTCGGGAGCAAGTGTTGGGGACATAGCGACAATTAATATCATATCGGATGACGGTGACAATACAAGAGATGTAACGTTAGACAGGTTACGGTCGGGTGACTTTTTGATTTATAATGTTAGACACACATTTAAGAATACTCGACATGATGTTGTTATGTCGGTCTGTAAGTTGGTGAGGGGATAATGAAGGCAATTCAAACAGAATACTACGGCGATAACACTCGTTGGTTTGTGGCAGATGTCATTGACCACACACCCCCATACGGATATGAAGGTCGTGTTAAGATTCGTATCCACGGTATACACAATCCATCGACAAGAGAAATACCTCAGAACGATCTACCTTGGGCTCAAGTAGTGTTACCTACAACCGAAGGTGGCGTGTCTGGTTTGGGTAGGACACCCAGACTAACTTCGGGCGCAACTGTATTTGGATTCTTCATGGACGGAACCTCATCTCAAATTCCTTTGGTTGTAGGGTCAATACCTAAGACAGAATATCCCACTCGTGTGCAGAGACAAGTAGAGTTTAACACGATTCAAGAAAGGATTGATCAAGAAGAAGTATTCTACGAACAAGAGATACAAGTTATAGATTCAGCTAAAGTTGAAGATACTGAGTATGATTTTGTATATGGAAACACTGTCGAATCACGTAAACTAGAAGCAATAAAATATTTTATGAATGCTGGTTACAACCTAAATCAATCATTGGGTATGGTCGCTTGTCTGTTAAATGTGTCTAATTTAAATAAAACTGGAATAGAAGAACAAACAGAACAGAATCCTCTGGGTATTGCTGGTTGGAAAAATGAACGAAAACTTCTATTGAAACGATTCTCGAATGACTGGAGAAAGTTCAGTTCACAGTTGGTGTTTATTAAGTACGAACTAAATAGTACTCAAGCAGCTGCGAACATACGACTAAAAAGAACTGACACTCTAGAGAAAGATTCACCAAACAGTTGTCAGAGAGTTTTTGGGAAATATTATCTTGGTTTTAAAAAGGATGATCAATTCCAAAGTGTTGATAAACTTGTTGTCGGTCTTCAAACTTTGGTAGGCGAATAAATGGCGTTAAGTAAATAGGATAAACGAATGAGTATAAAGTTTCGAAAATTTGAAGATCGTGGTGAAGGCTGGGTTAGGACTTACGATCTTAATACTGGGGAAGTTCCCTATGCTTCGCCTGATGCCGAAACTTTAGCGGCAAGAGCGGCCGAACCCTCGGATCAAGAGGCCTTTGCAGCATATCAGAAATTACAGAAAGAACAGTTAAACGACAGGTTGAACCATAACCAAAACGGTCAAAGTATTGGTCAAGACGTATCGTCTAATGCTACTGAACTAAAGGAAAAGAACTTCGCAAAGAATGCGACTCTTCTTGGTGATGGGCCAGGCAATACACACGCTGGTATCGAATCGTTGGAAAGTAAAGTGGATAATGCAGGGAGTACATCTATGGGTGATGCGATGTGTTCCTTTGGTGACGAGGTTACTGGTATCTCTGGTGTACCAGACCCACAAAAAGTGGAATTAGATTGTTCGGTTCCAGTATTTACCGTTTCTTCTAATACACCTAGTGCTGATTCTGCTGTGGAGACAACAATAACAGCAAGTGCAACAGAGAACCAACCTGTATCATCGGTAGTACAAGAACTTACTGGACTAGGCGCACCTGTTGCTAAACTAGATACTCAGACACTTGGAGGTTCTTCGTTAGATGCGATTGATGCGACTGCAAGTGATGCGACTGGTAAATCAAATGTGTTGAAAGAAAAGATTCAAGGTGTCGCTTCGGAAACTAAAGCTGCATCTGGTACTGGTGGCGGTGCAGCTGGTGGACTAGGTGCTGTCACTGGTGTATTAGAAAAATCAGGAGATATGATATCAGAAGTCGCAAAAGAAGTATCATCGGTTCCTTCTTTAAATCCTAATGCGCCTGAACTGAGTAATGTGAAAAACTCTGTAGGATCAATACCAGATCCATCTAGTGTGAGTAATCTAAATTCAGTTTCTGTTTCGATAGGAACGATTGGTGACGAGATATCTAACAAGACAAACCCTTCGGCCGACAAGTTAAAAGAGTTGCAAGACGAACAGGATGGATTTTTTAATCGTAACCCAGTCAAAACTGGTTTAGGTTTGATACAAGATCTTGTTGAAGACATAACTAAAAATGTTACATCTAAAATTAAAACATTTACCAGTAATGCAAAACTACCTAATACCGCAGTTTCCGATATTGCCACCAATGCATTGAATACTCAAAGTGAGGAAGATAGAGACAAGGCAACTCAAGACATCATTAGAAGAGATACGACATTTAGTCCAAAAATGAAAGCGGTTGTCGATAACGTACCTGAAGGATTTTCTAATTCGGATTTCGTGGCAGATCTAAAAGTGAAAGCTGAGGCAGCGAATATCCCAGAAGAGGAAATACAATTAGTGCAGGGTCGGGTCTTTCAGGTTCAAGATGAATTGCAACTGTTGGATAGTACTATCTCTGGTAGTTTGATAAAAAGTTCAGACGACTTTGTAGTTGAAGAATATGATCTAAGTGAGACACTAACTAAATTTGATGGTCAACAAACTGCGTTTGACACATTCACTTATGTTGATTCCAAAGAAGAACTAGGCGCAGAGTTTAGAAAAATACAAAGAGTTATAACACAGTTGATTGTCCACGCATCGGATACATACACAAACCAAAACATTGGTTCCGAAGAATTACATGTATCCCACAATGAATCAGGCGTTGATGGACTACAGTATCATTATGTTATCAGAAGAGATGGCCGTTTACAGAGAGGACGACCATTAGATACCGTAGGTGAGTCTAGTAAACTTAGAGGACATAATATCCAGTCTATAGATGTTTGTTTGATAGGCGGTTTAAACTGTTCTACTGGTTGTGAGAATCCAGATCAGTATCGTTCGTCACAATCATTTACTCGTGAACAGATGACAACATTCGAATCATTATGTGAAGCGTTCTACCGTAGGTATCATGGTGGTCAAGTGTTTGGTCATAATGAAATCGAACCACAAGTTACTGACCCATACTTCGATGTTTCCCAGTATGTTGAAACGATGTTCCGTAAGAAGTCTGTTTATGTAGATCTATTTAAAGACCAATCGTTAACACCAAATGAATTGATAACGAAGAAACCACAATGACAATACAAAACGATAAAGATAAACTAGGACAAAATCCTGCTAGGGACAAAACTCTTGGCGTCCCATTAGACGGTTTCCAAGATCCTACAGGTGAGTTTCCCAAGATAAACTACCACTACTCAAACTCTATAAACTATGCGGCTCGTGGTTTTGAAGTAAACGAATTATATCTTGGGGGTGGTGATTTTAATGTATCACTCAACCTAGAAGACCAACAACCTTCACAGTATCCATTCAATCAGGTTCAAGAGACTGCATCTGGACACGTAATCGAATACGATGATACCCCAGGCGGTGAACGTATTCTTATCAAACACCGTAAGGGTGGTGGTATTGAAATGCGTGCCGATGGTTCTATTATTATATCATCCCCGAACAATAAAGTCGAGGTGACTGGAGGAGACAATACGGTCATAGTAGAAGGTGATGCGGAGATGGTCTATAAAGGTAATCTGAACCAGACGGTTACAGGTGACTGGAATATGGACGTAGGCGGTAACCATAATCTTAACATACATGGACACAATAAGCAAACTGTATTGTTGAACAAGAGAACCGAAGTATGTGGTAACACAGAACATATCACTAAACAATCTGCATCGTACAAGACTGTAGAGAACAAGACAGAACTCGTGTTGGGTAACAACACCGAGTGGACTAAAGGATATTCTAAGGAACACGTTGAGGGAGAACTCAATGTGTTTACGGACAATCGTTTGATCATGACTGCGAAAGACGAGTACATTCAGACCGCACCAGTAATGGCAATCACAGGTGCAGAGTTATCGGTCATGGGTATGAAAGGTGTGATCGGGGGTGAACAGGTAGAGATGACTTCACCAGTTTACATGGGGCCAAAAGGTGCGGTTCCGTTTGCATCTGGTGCTGCGTTCTACGGATCATTCCACGGACAGGCAACGGAAGCGATTAGATCATACAATTCAAATGTTGCAAAACACGCTGAAGTATCGGATATGACTAATGGTCAGTCATATGGTGAAGCGGTTACTTCAGGCGGTAAACATGGTAAGAAAAACAATGCAGCTGTTGAAGGACAAGAGACTCCAACACCTAAGAAACCAGTACCACTTGCAGATGCAATTGGTGCGATGATGACTATGGGTGACTTCTCTGTACGTACCGTGACTGTAGATGCTGAAGATGTGTTGAAGAACAAGATACTTCTACGTGATGACTTCGAAGGACTATTTGAGAAGATACCTACAACACAAGAGATTCGATCTACTATTCGTGACACCGCTAACCGTTCTTTGATTGGAAACAAGATGGTCGGTGAAGGTAGACTAAATGCACAATTTGACAATACGAGTCCGCCAAAGATAGGTAGAACTGCACCTTCGTCACAGTCTTTACGATTTGGTCGTATACCTATCGGTAATTCTATTGGTAGCAGAGGTAAGAGGTTTAAAGGATGATTATATTACCAGATCCAGTTTACAATCCTAACTTTCTAGATGGTGATAGTATTTCGTCCAGAACTAAGTTAGCGCCAGGCGTGACCATTGCGAAATACCTTGGTGCGTATGGGGACAAGACTCCGTTTTCTCATATCGGTACGGCAGAAGAAAGGAAACAGATTGCACGTAACCTTTATCTACATGCAGAGATGTACAGGACGATCAACGGTAACACCGAGTTGTTCAATGATGTACGTCTGATTGTGAGTGAAGGGATATACAAAGGTGGCCCTCTAGAAACAGTTGGGGGAGACAACATCAAGAAACAAAACGGTCGTGTTGTAGTATATCAAGTTATTGATAGAGAAGGTAAAATAGATCATGCCACGACTTATGACATAGCAAAATATTGGAAAGATTATTGTTTTTATGATAAGATAACTCTAGACTATGATATTTACAATCCAGATGGTTCGTTAACCTCACAGATTGTAGTTGAAATAGCAGATGTTCCAGAATCCTTTGACGTTAATTTTAAGTTACAAATTGCAACAAATTACAACGGAAAACTTCTTTCTGGTGGTGAATTAGCTGAAGTTAAGTTAGACTAACATGTATAAATAGATACAAGGTAATTTAAGAGACTATTATGGCAACATTAAAGGCATTATCGATAGAGGACGCTAACCTATCGAATCTTGTTACGTTGAAAACTACCCAGAACAAAGAATATTCTGATCTGGATATTTCTCTTGCGTTGACAACATCGACAAAAGATGTTTTTAAAAAGACTAACGTAGAAGCGGTTAAGTTTGCGGTCAGGAATCTCTTGTTAACAAATCAAGGCGAAAAACCATTCAACCCATATTTTGGTGGAAATCTTCATGATTTCTTATTTGAATTGGCTGACCAACATACAGAAAAAAGTATGTCTCGTGAGATTAAAAATGTTATAGAAGTTTACGAACCACGTGTTGATATTTCTACCTTAGATATACGTATTAACATGGCACCAGATCAGAACTCAGCAGAATTAACGATTGTCTTTAAGATCATCAACACTGGAGAGTTAGCAGAATTCACTACCGTATTAAGTAGGTTAAGATAAATGGCGACAACGATTAAATCAACAGCGTTAGACTTTCAGGCAATTAAGAACAACCTGAAGGAATACCTTCAACAAGAAAAAGAATTTAAAGACTTTAACTTTGAAGCTTCGGGTCTTTCCAATGTTCTTGATGTGTTGGCATACAATACACACATGAATGCATTGACCGCTAACTTCGCATTGAACGAAGCGTTTCTTGGAACCGCACAACTTCGTAGTTCTTTGGTATCTCTTGCGGAGGGTATTGGTTATATTCCAGACAGTAAGAATGCATCTCTTGCTATGATTAAAATGTCGTTGAATTTATCTGCCGTTTCGAATCCAAGTCCTAGAATCGCACTTGCAGCTGGATACAAATTTGCGACATCTGTTGATGGTGTTGATTATACATTTCAAACAACACAAACTATTTCGGCATCAAATGATGGTTTTGGTTTTTACGAATTTAAACAGGATAATGGATCTAACATTATTCCTATTAAGGAAGGTGTTGCAAAAACTAAAACCTTTATCTCTGGTGATAACACAGAAAACATTACATATATTATCCCAGATAAAAACCTAGATCTTTCTACAGCAGTAGTTAAGGTATTCCCAAGTACTACTGCTATTAATTTCACAGCATATAGTAACATTCTAGACACTACTGTGATAAATGAGAACAGTACAATATACATTCTCAAAGAAATGCCTAATGGTCATTTCGAATTGACTTTTGGTAACGGTACTACTCTAGGAAAGACCCCTCAGCCAGGGAATAAGGTTGTTGTTGAATACTTATCTGTTGCTGGTTCGGATGCAAACTTCGCTGAAGTGTTTGAACCAGTTAGTGCTATTGCGAATGTTGCTCCCAACATTGATCAGGTTCCGACCGTTACTACAGAATCAAGAAGTTCTGGCGGAGCAGACAAAGAAACTGCGGAATCGATTCGTAAGAACGCACCTTTCCAGTATGCATCTCAAAATAGAATGGTAACTCACGCAGACTACTCTTCCTTAGTGTTACGCAACTTCTCTTCTTTGATAAAAGACATCAAGACATGGGGCGGAGAAGACAACATTGTAAAAGAATATGGTGTTGTGTACATGTCGGTGTTATTTAATTCGGACATACCACAGGCGACCATAGATTCAACTAAGATATCTATACTGGATTTAGCAGAACAATTGTCCATTGCTTCTTTTGGATTAAAATTCTCTGATCCAGTCAAGACGTTTATCGAACTAGATACTAACTTTCAGTTTAACGAGAGGTTGACTTCATTGACGTTAAACACGATTACATCTGATGTTCGGGATGTTATCCGTACATACTTCACGAATAATACAGGAAAGTTCGGATTGTCATTCAGAAGATCCAACTTATTAACTTTGATAGACGATGTTTCTTCTGCCGTTTTATCTTCACGTACTGCTGTTAAAATGCAACAGAGAATCACACCTATACTTGGTGGTAAGTACGACTATAAATTAAAATTCCCAGTTGATATTGCTGTTCAAGATGATGATGAATATATTGTTTCGTCAAGTAACTTTACACTAAATGGTGTTAGTTGTAAGATAAGAAACAAATTAAGTAGTAACACACTACAAGTAATCAACCTACAGGACAACCGAGTATTGGTAGATAATGTGGGTTACTATAACACAGACGGTAATTTACATTTGGTTGGATTTCAGGCAGATAGTCTGATATCAGGACAAACACAAATTAAAATTTCAGTTGTTGCTGCTAATCAATCTTCGATCACTCCTGTTCGGAATGATGTTTTGGAATTTGATGAAGCCGCTTCTCAGATAACTGGCGTACTAACTACAGCGACTAACTAATGAATGTAAATGGACATCACGACAAGACGTTACATGACTTAGGTCGAAGAGAGTTAAATCTTCGTCACTATAAAGTCGAGGAAGTATTACCCGATCATATTGTAGCTAGTTATCCTAAGTTAGTAAAACTGTTAGAAACGTACTTCCAATTTGAAGACCAAAGTTCATCACCGACCGATCTTTTGAATGAACTGTTTACGTTAAGAGATATCACACAAACTGATATAAATCTGTTGTCTTTTCTTGAAGACGAGTTACTGTTAGGTCAGTCTTACTTCGAGGGTTTCCAAGACAAGAGAGAGGCGGCAAAGTACTCCAACACTCTTTATAAGTCTAAGGGTACTAAGTATTCGATACAACAGTTCTTCCGTACCTTCTTTGGCATAGATCCAGATGTGGTTTATACCAAGGAAAACGTATTTAAACTTAATGAGTCTGAAGTAGGCCCATCATCTCAGAGATATATTACGGACGATAAGTTATATCAAACATATGCAATTCAGGTGAAGAGTGAATTATCCATATCTAAATGGAGAGAAATTTATAAACTATTCGTACATCCTGCTGGTATGTACTTAGGAGCTCAGGTACAATTACAGGGCGTAGTTGACATCGACTTCGAAATACAACCACCCCCTGGCTTGTTAGATATTCCACCACAAGAAGTGGAATGTATTGCAGATATGCCTCAGTTTGCATTCTCTGCTCACACTGCATTGTTCGATGTCCCAATGGATCATTTAGGCGGAGACGAAATGGAATTTAGAGCAACTATGGGTAACTCTAACACTGCACCAAATGCTGGTAATGATGTGGGTGATTACGCAGATAAAACCATCGATGAGATACATGGACTACAAAGTAACATACTAGAACTACTAGAACCGAACTCACCGACATTCGATGCACATGATGATGACAGTGGTTCGTCAATGGGACTATCAAGTCTAGAGACCATAGATCAGGATCAGTGGACTTGGCAGAATCGCATTAGAACTGATTCGGACAACACATACATGCAGAATCACCCTAAAGGGCCGTCAATAGGCGACTCGGATGGAGAGTTAACATTAGAAGAAATTATGAATAGTCTAGATTAAACGCTAGGTTAAAACGTATAAATAGAATCATAGAACTTTTAGGTAAAGGTCAAAATGACAAAACAAGTATTAAATAGAGGCACAATCGCAAACGATGGTACAGGAGATACTCTCCGTACTGCTGGTTTGAAGATAAATGCCAACTTCGATGAGTTATATCAATTTCTTGGTGGGAAGACTGACGGAACATTATCTAATGAAATATCATTAGAAAACGATGCAATTGTTTTTGAAGGCACCTCAACCGATCTACACGAAGTTAGATTGAAGGCTGCGAACGCAACTGCGGATCGTATTCTTACTCTTCCAAATGCGGACGGTGAATTTGTACTTACGGTTGCGACTCAGACAATGACCAATAAGACGATTACCAATCCGACTATTTCCGATCTGGTAATTACTGACGGTGGTTCTAACCACGAATATTCTCTAATTGCATCTGACATAGCTGCGGATAGAAACATAAACTTGCCGGCATTATTAGATAGTGATGAATTTACGTTTAATGATCACACACAGACATTAACAAATAAAACTCTAACCTCTCCAACAATCTCTTCACCGAGAGTTAAAGAGTCTATTAGAGATTCTAGTAGTAACGAATTAATTGATTTCGCACCCACAACTAGTGCTGTCAATCATATACAGGTTGTCAACAACACTGATGGTTTAAACCCTAGAATTTCTGCGGTTGGTGATAATACTAATATTAACTTAGAGTTATATGGTAAAGGTACTGGTTCGGTTGCGGTAGAATCCAAACTAACATTAAAAACAGAAGGTATCACCACTAGTGGTGTTACTGTTAGTCTGAATGCGCCAATATCATATTTTAATAAAGCTTCAGGTACTAACACTGCCACTTTACCGAACGGTGTAGAAGATGGTGAAGTCAAATATTTAATAAACATAAACCAAACTGGTAGTTATACAATTACTATTACTGGTAACCCAGCTGGTGTACAGACAGTAGTATTACCTCCGAACAAGTCGGTTCAACTGATTTGGGCATCTGTGGGTGGAACACAAAATTGGTACGTAATTTCAAATAACGGCGCAACGATTTCATAGGAAAAGTAAATGAGTGCTATAGTAACAGACAAAATTAAAAAACAATTTCTTGAAGACATGTTCAAGGATTTCGATTCGGCTGGTGTAAGGTATTATGCTGGTATTGCTCGTTCAGAACAATGGGATGCACAGGACAATGTTGCGACTCCGCAACCACGTAAAAGAGATGAACGTGATGCACGAATGAACATGCAATCTGTTAAGAATATTACGGATAGATCATTCGTTGTTCCTCGTAGCAACTGGTCTTCTGGTACACAGTACTCGCCTTATGACGACAATCACGTTGGTTATCCTCTTCAACCTTACTATGTAATGAATAGTAACCAAGAAGTTTACGTCTGTTTACAACAAGGTAGAGATGCAAACGGATCTCCAGTAAACTCTACAACACAACCTACTGGTAACACTACAGGGACACCGTTCACTACTGCGGACGGATATGTTTGGAAATTCTTATATTCTATCGGTGCATTGCTTGCATCTAAATTTTTGTCTTCTTCATACATACCTGTACAATTAGTTGATTCTGACGAAGCTGCATCTGTTGATGCGACTGCGGAACAAGTAGAACAACGTGCGGTACAATTAGCGGCAACGCCTGGTGAGATAGTAGGCGTTCAAGTAGTTGGCGGTGGTAACAATTATACAGGTACACCAACCGCAAAAATTAATGGTGATGGTACAGGTGCTGAGGTAGTTGCTATAGTTAGTGGTAACTCTGTAGTTAACTTGAGAGTTAAACAAGATTCGGACGGAAACCTTCAAGGAACTAACCCAAATGGTTGGTCAACTGGTTCCTTCCGTGGTTCGGGTTATAAACGTGCTAGTGTAAGTTTCACTGGTGGTGGCGGTACAGGTGCAACTGGACGAGTTATTTTAGGCCCAGAAAATGGTCTGGGTGCCGACCCAAGAGATGATCTAAAATCTGGCGCATGTATGTTTAACGCCAAGATTGATGGCGCTGAAGGTGGAGACTTTTTACTAGGTGACAACACTTTCCGTCAAGTTTTACTTTTGCGTAATCCATTGGTTAGAGATTCTGCTAATAGATCAGAACTGGATTTCTTTACGGATGCAACAGGAAGTACTTTAGACAGAGCCATCTTAACTTCGATAAATGGTTCGTTTGTGGAAGACCAGTTCATCACTGCTCAGAACGGAAATACTCCATTCTCAAAAGCATATATTGACACGGTTGACTCAGTTTCTGTTGATGGTTCACAAGCAAGATTATTGGTACACCAAAATGAAGGAACTGGATTCACGCCCTTTATCGGTCAAAGTGTTACCTTAGATGTGGCAGATGGCAATGGTACTAATACAGGAAAGATCTTGCAAAACAATTACATTCGAGGTGAGGTAGATCCTCTCTCTGGAGAACTCCTATATATTGATAACAGAGCGGCAGTTGACCGTTCATCTGAACAAACCGAAGATTTAAAAATCGTAATACAACTCTAGGGTAATATAGAAAAATGGCAACGACTTATACAGAAAATACTTTTGCGACAACCTATAAAGATGATTACGATAGAACTAAAAATTATCATCAGATTCTATTCAATAGTGGTAAAGCACTACAAGCAAGAGAGTTAACTCAGTTACAAACAGTAATACAAGAACAATTTTCTCAACTTGCTGGAAACCTATTTACTGAAGGTGCATCAATATCCCCAGGCTCGTTCCGAGTGGATAATGAATTAGAATTTATAAAAATAAGTTCTGCAACACCATTACCAGACGATCCAACTGTATTAGAAGGTCTAACTTTTGAGATCGGATCTACTGGAAGCAACAAAGAATTTCTAGTCGTCAATGCAATTGCTGCTGTAGGAGATGATCCAGATACACTAATTGTTGAGTATACCAAAGATCAGGTAGGCGGAGAGACTGGTACTAGGGCTCAAGCCGGAGAATCTTTGATTGGTGCTGGTGACGGAAACACGTACACATTTAGTGTTCAGTCTGAAAACACTTCTACTAATCCTGCTGTCGGTCTAGGTTCTGCTGTATCTGTTGACGAGGGTCACTTCTTCGTACAAGGTCATATTGTATACTGTCCTCCACAAAAACTAATTTTCCGTAAATACGAAACTAATCAATCGAGTCGTTTCGGTTTTAAAGTTACGCAAGATATTGTAAACGTTGATGATGACGTATCGTTGTATGATAATCAGGGGGAGACTCCAAATCTAACATCGCCTGGCGCTGACAGATATCGAATCACACTCACTCTTGCTGATGCGAGAGTGGTTTTAAATGAAGACGATTTCATTCCTATCATTGAAGTTGTGGGTGGTCAGATTGTTTCTAAAACAACAACAAGTTCTGGTTTCAAATCTATTAGAGATGAAATGGCGATCAGAACGTATGAAGAATCTGGTGATTACGTTAAACGTTATTTCCGTGCTTCATTCGAACCTAACAATGACACAACGTTCAAATTAAAAGTATCGCCTGGCACCGCATATGTTAG